AACAACTCTTGACGAAATGGCTCAAGACGCAGTTAATACCGCTTTAACAGCAGGAACTGGTATAACAAAAACTTATAACGATGGTGCTAATACAATAACCTTAGCAGTAGACACTACAGCAATTCAGGCTCGTGTAGCAGATGTATCTGATACCGAAATTGGATACCTTAATGGAGTAACTTCTGGAATTCAAACACAGTTAGATGCTAAGTCAACAGAATCAAAAACAGAAACCCTTACAAATAAATCAATTTCTCTTACTACAAATACACTAACTGGAACCACTTCAGAGTTTAACTCTGCTCTTACAGATTCTAATTTTGTAACAACTGGAGATACTGGCACAGTTACAAGTACAATGATTTCTAATGGCACTATTGTTAATGATGATATTAATGCTTCAGCAGCAATTGCACTAAGTAAGTTAGCAACCGATCCACTAGCCCGTGCTAACCATACTGGCACACAAACAGCAAGTACAATTTCAGATTTTGATACACAAGTTCGTACTTCTAAGGTAACTGATCTTACTGCACCAACTGGCTCATTCTCAATGAATAGCCAAAAGATTACAAGTCTTGGAACACCAACAGCAGATGCCGATGCAGCAACAAAAGCATATGTTGATGCAGCAACAGCAGGACTAAATGTTCATGCAGCAGTTCAGGCTGCTACCACAGCAAACATTACACTAGCAAGTGCTGTTGAAAATGGTGACACACTTGACGGAGTAACCCTTGCAACAGGTAATAGAATTCTTGTAAAAAACCAAACAGATAAAACTGAAAATGGTGTTTATGTAGTTGCAGCATCTGGCGCACCTACTCGTGCAGATGACTATAATACTGCAGGAGAAGTTGATGCAGGAGACTTTATTTTCATAGAGGCTGGAACAGCAAATGGCAAAACTGGCTGGGTACAGACTAACGTTATTACAACAGTTGGATCAGATAATATTGAATTTACCCAATTCTCTGGTGCTGGTACATACTCTGCTGGTACAGGACTAACACTAACTGGCACAACATTTAGTATTAATACTGGAACTACTGTAGATCTAAACACTGCTCAAACACTTACAAATAAAACCTTAACATCACCAACACTAACTACTCCAGCGCTAGGAACCCCAGCATCTGGTACTATGACAAATGTAACTGGTCTCCCTCTTGAAACTGGTGTAACTGGAACTCTTCCAGTAGCAAACGGCGGTACAGGAATAACATCACTTGGAACTGGTATTGCTACATTCCTTGGAACTCCATCATCTGCCAATCTTGCATCTGCGGTAACAGATGAAACTGGTTCAGGTGCTTTAGTATTTGGAACAGCACCTTCATTTACAACAGCGATTACTCTTAACGCTACAGGTGAATTAAGACTTGCAGATACAGATTCAAGCCACTATGTTGGTTTTAAGGCTCCATCAACTGTTTCTTCAAATAAGATTTGGACACTTCCTTCAGCAGACGGATCCGCCGACCAAGTTTTGAAAACAGACGGTTCTGGATCACTTTCATGGTCAACTCCAGCACAAGGTGCAGCCTTTAGCGAACTAATGTTGATTGGTGCATAGTACTTTATAAAAATTAAAGCACTAACTCTAAACTAGAGATTAACACGCCTTAAACAAGCGTGTTTTTCTTTTTAATTTTGTGATATACTTAACACTACTTTGTAATTTTCAAAGTACTTATAATATTTTAATAGAAAGTTGAAAAATAAATGTCAGATATCTTTTCTTTTCGTTTAACAGATGAATTCATAAATAAGTATGTTGGAGTACCAGCACCTTTTGGTTTTTCAGACGCTGGGTCAAACTCATTAGGTGAAATTACTTTTATACGCACTTATTCAAGAATGAAAGAAGACGGAACTAAAGAAAGATGGCATGAAGTTTGTAAGCGAGTAATTGAAGGAATGTATTCAGTTCAAAAAAATCATGCCAAAGACAATCGTTTACCATGGAATGACAATAAGGCTCAAAAATCTGCTCAAGAAGCCTATGACCGTATGTTTAATTTAAAATGGACTCCGCCAGGCAGAGGTCTTTGGGCGTTTGGCACACCTATGACTATGGAGAAACGCAACTCTGCTTCACTACAAAATTGTGCTATGGTATCTACTCGTGATATTGATCGTAATGATCCAGGAGCCTTATTTGCCTGGGTTATGGATGCTTTAATGTTAGGTATAGGCGTAGGTTTTGACACCGTTGGTCAAGACAAAGAAATGTCTATTTATGCTCCAACAGAGCCAGAAAATATATGGGATATTCCAGATACTCGTGAAGGTTGGGTAGATTCTGTAAGGATGCTTTTAAACTCATACCTACGCCCTAATCAGGCTATTCAAAAATTTAACTATGATCTTATCCGTCCTCTAGGTGCCCCTATAAAAGGCTTTGGAGGGGTTGCTAGTGGTCCAGCACCACTTATTGCACTACATAACAAGATAGACAATGTAATCGGCGGTAGAGCAGGAGAAACCCTTGATTCTCGTGCAATAGTAGATATTGTAAATCTTATTGGTACATGTGTTGTTTCTGGAAATGTTCGTCGTTCCGCTACCCTTGCTTTAGGGTTAGCAGGAGATGATGATTTTATTAATCTTAAAAATCCAGAGGTTTTTCCAGATCGTAATTCATTTGATCCTACAAAACCAGGATGGGCATGGATGTCAAATAACTCTATCTCTGCAGAGGTTGGAACAAAATATGAAGACTATGTTGATTTAATTTCAAATAATGGAGAGCCAGGATTTATTTGGTTAGATGTTGCTCGTAATTATGGTCGCCTTGCAGATCCAGCAGATGGAAAAGATTCTCGTGTTATGGGCTTTAATCCATGTGCAGAACAACCGCTAGAATCTTATGAATTATGCACTCTTGTAGAAGTTCATTTAAATCGGCATGAAGATAAAGAAGACTTTCTTCGTACACTAAAGTTTGCATATCTGTATGGAAAAACTGTAACACTTATGCCAACACACTGGCAAAATACAAACGGTATTATGCAACGTAATCGTCGTATTGGAACATCTTTAACTGGTATTGCATCATTTGCAGATACTAAAGGTATGCCAACTGTTCGTGACTGGATGGACGAAGGGTATAAGAAAATTAGACAGTATGATCATTCATATTCAGAATGGCTATGTGTACGTGAATCAATTCGTGTAACTACCGTCAAACCTTCAGGATCTGTTTCATTACTTTCTGGTGCAACACCAGGAGTTCATTGGGGTCCAGGAGGATCTTTCTATCTTCGTGCTATAAGGTTTGGCAATACAGACCCAATGGTACATTTATTTAAAGCAGCAGGATATAAAATTGAAGATGATCTTGTATCAGCAAATACTTCAGTAGTATATTTCCCAGTAGCATCTGGACATCCTCGTTCTGAAAAAGATGTAAGTCTTTTTGAAAAGATTGGTTTGGCTGCTACCGCTCAAAAATATTGGTCTGACAACGGAGTATCTGTAACTCTATCATTTAATAAAGAGTCTGAAAGCAAACATATTGCTCCAGCATTACATATGTATGAAGGTCAATTAAAGGCAGTTTCATTTTTACCTATGGGTAATCAAACTTATCCACAACAACCATATACTAATATCACAAGAGAAGAATATAACTCTTATGTGGGTAAAATTGGTAAAATTGATTGGTCTGCTATTTATGATGGTAAAGATAATCTTGATGCAGAGTCTGAAAAATACTGTTCAACAGACGCTTGCGAAATCAAATTATATTAGTCTTCATCCTGCTATAATAAGAGGATAGGAGAAAAATGTCTAATCCATCAAACTTGTATGCAGAAAAAATATATTCAGAGCATCCGCTAGTTTTATGGGCATTAGACGATACACTTGACTATAAAAGTTTAATTTCTGAATCAGATCGTGAAATTTATAATTCTTGGACATTAACCAATGCAACTGCAACCTTAGAATCTTCGTCACTAAAAGAACCATTTCCAAATAGTGTTTTGACACTAGTTGAAGTTGATGTACCAGTATCAGAAACGCTTGAGGCATCAATAGTTAGTCAAAATATATTAAATTTTAATACACTTGAAAATCTTGGAACTTTTACAATAGGATCATATTTTTACTCAAATAGTGTTTTTTTACAAAATGTTTCTATAGGGTATGAATATACTGATCCAGATACATCTATAGTAATACAAAACTTAAAAACATTCACAAGTACGCTTTATCAAAAATGGGGATTTATTTCTGAAACTTTTGAGATACCAAATGTATCAGCACAACTAAGAATTGTTTTTAAGATAAAGGTATTTGAGGGATCAGCGGGGCCACAAGATAATCAATTTTATTTTAATGGAATTACTTTAGGACAATGGAATGAAGAATTTAATACATATTCTATAGATGGAATAACAGAGACTACAGTTCCATCAACAATAAGTATTTATGGTGGTTTAGATGCCGTAGAAGCACAAGCGTATGGAATTGCAGAAGATTCTGGATACTATATTACGGATGGCGGACTAAAATGTAAAAATACAGGCATTCCATTAGTTTATGGTGCAAGTGGAGCAACAAGGTTGGAGCCAAATACAGATGCATCTTTAATAATTCCAGGTAAAGGATTTTTAAATAAAAAAGGACAATATAACGATTATACAATTGAGTTTTGGGCAAGAATAGCAGTAAATACATCAACACCATTTAAAATTTTTGGACCAATTGGATCTAGTGATGGGCTATATGTTGAAGATGGATTTTTAACACTGGTTATTGGAAACCAATTTTCTTCTCATTTTGTTGGCGAATGGTTTAGACCAATGCTTATTCATATTCGTTTAATCAGAAATTCAGCATCACTGTTGGTAAACGGAGAAGAGGTACTATCTTTATCTTTAGATACTTCTAGTCTTTCTTTACCAGAAGAATTAGATAGTAATGGAGATAGTTTAGATTGGTTAGGATTTTATGCAGATACTAATGTATATCCTTTTGAAATTGATTGTGTTGCAATTTATTCATATCAAGTTCCAGTTACAGTAGCAAAACGTAGATGGGTATACGGACAAGGAGTTATTTCTCCAGAGGGTATTAATTCAGCATATGGTGGAACGACTGCATTTATAGATTATCCATTTGCTAATTATACGGCAAACTATAATTATCCAGATTTTGCAAAATGGAACCAAGGAAGTTTTGACAACCTGACAACAACCACAACAAGTTTAAGAACACCAGAATACTCATTGCCTGAAATATTTTTAGATGATAAAACATTAGAAGATCTATATGAAGACAATCAGGATATACAAGACAACGAATCTGGACCATTTATTGAAAATAAATTTTTATCTTTTAGACCAAACAATACTTGGAATTCTAAAAATACCTATATTAATTTTGATAAATTTAATGTTTTGGCAAATCAGGTTGATAGTTTTTATGGTATTTTTAGTTCTCATGATCTTGTTTCCGAACAAGTATTGTTTAAAATATATAACCCCATAACTGGAAATTATTTTTCTATTGTTAAAGATGCTGATGAAATTAAATATTCTCTAACCTATAGTGGAAATACTGAATTATTATTTACATCAGACCCGATAACAGCAAATACTATTTTTGCAGTAGGTTTTAATTTAAGAGATTTATCTAATAATTTTGGCGGAAGCGTAGGTTCTTTTTTTGGAAATCAAAATTCTTTAAAAATGTATGTTGGTGGTGAAAATTCTGGAGAATATCCTTTTACTGGAAGAATATATTCTATTGGTATTTGTAGCACAAATAATTCTTCTAAAATATCAAATAGTTTTGATGAAAATGGAATTATTATTTTAGATCAAGGATCAACATTAATTTCTCACACAGCAAGTTATACACTTTTACCTTCTGAAGCATATGAAAAATATTTCTTAGATATAGGCGTTGCTGGATACTGGCAAGACTATTTGCCACTTTCCTATTTTGGACAATTTGTAAAAAATAAAGATGGTGAAGAATACTATGATTTAGATTTTTTACAATTTAATTTGGGATATCCAACAACTACAACATTATTAGAAGAGTCTGGCAGTACTGGGTATTATTATGACACAACTGGAGCACAAATAAAAAGTTATATTACTTTTCAATATGTTTCTGATGGAGCAAATATCCCAACATCTTTTACAAACGAACAAACATTAAATCAGTATAAAATTATTGATATAAATGATTATCAAAATTGGGAAACTACAAGGTTTGAAGTTTTAAATAATACATTAATATACCCTATTAAAACAGAAGATTTTAATAGTCTTGCAATTGTATATAGTCTTGAATTTAATAGCCGTGGTATTTTAACTAAACCAATTTTATTAAATAAGTTACAGTTAGCATCACAAGCATTTAACAATAACTCATCTAATCCAGTTGGGACAAGATTTGGCGTTGACCTATTTCCATATAAGAAAAATGGAATATATTTTGATTATAAGTCAAAAAATCCATTTAGCATATATAAAGAAAGTACCCCATATCTATATTTAACTAAAACTTCTGGATTAGAAGTACGTGGAGAATTTAATATTTTAGAGAATCGTGGATTATCACTTCCAATTAATAAAGAACTAGCAACTTCATATAAAGTAAGTGCTATGCAACTATGGCTAAGATATGATCAGGATATATTTCCAGAAACTGCTACAGAAATATTTGAAATTAATCATAAAGATGGAACTTTAAAGTTTTATGTTCAAGCCAATAGTATTGATTTAAATAGAGGAAGAATTTTTGTTTTAAATGAAAACGGAGTTCCAGTTAATGGAATTGCATTTTATTTAAATGGAAATCTTGTAAGAGAGCCAGTTTTATCACTTAAAGAATGGTCTGCTATTGGTATATCATTTATAACATCACTCATTTATAACTCTTATTTGGGAAGTATAAATATCACTGGCCCAGCCCTATTTAATAATATTGCTTATTACCAGGCGAATAGTTTACAAGAAGTTGAAAGTAGAACATTTAGACCCTGGTATAAAGTGTTAACAGATGGAATTACTACTTTTGACTGGCAATATTGGCTAAATAACTTTACCTGGGACGGTATGTTAGTAATAGGTTCTTCAGAATTTTATGGAATTAACCCATTAGATATTTATAAAACATATATAGGAACTAATAAGATTATTATTGATGACGGAGAAGGTTTAGTATATCAGCCTGAAATATTAAAGGTATATTCAGGCATAGAATGGTCAAGTACTGTCACAACACCAGTATAGTCTGATATACTTGTGGTTATGGAATCACTAATTAACCCAAAAACTGGTCAACCTTATGTAAAAAATGTACGTCGCAAGGTAATAGATAAACATTATGATTGGGGTCTTTATGTATATAAAAAATCTAATGGAAAGTGGTTCACCGATGATTCTGGCTCAATTTTAAATATACCATCAGATCGTGGGGACTTATCTAAAATTGCAGAACTAAGAAAGGTTGCTATGCACTATGGCGATGATGGTGAAGGCAAAGCAATATTTGTTCCTGGATTAACTAGAATTAGTGAAGAAGAGTATTCCGAACAAAAAGAAAGAATGAAAGAGGGGCTAATCCCCTCAATGAATGATTTAGGTGCTTGGCATGCAGCACAACAAACATTAGATAAATATGGAAAGGATGCCGTTAATGAGTGATGAGCAAGAGTATATTCGTGTAGGCCTTAATACACAGAGTAAAGAAGAAAATCCTTTTAGGCATCAAGATCCATTTAATAAAAGTTGGGATGACTTAAAAGATTATGCTGGGCTAGATCAAAATTTTCGTCGCAGAACAAATCGTAATTTATCAAAATACATTAGTCCAGAAACAAATCAAGCATATTTAAATGCAGCAAATGTTACACCATCTGGAGTAGATGCAAGTTCAAAACAAATCAATCCTGGAACGGTATATAGAAATGGCTATGGGCTATTTGATGTAATTACACCTCCATATAACATGTATGAGTTAGCAAACTTCTACGATACATCATTTGCCAACCATGCTGCTATTGATGCTAAAGTAGAAAATGTTGTTGGTCTTGGATATCGTTTTGATATTTCAGATAGAACAATGCTAAGGTTTGAAATGAATGAAGATCAAGCAGCAGTAGATCGTGCTCGTAATCGCATTGAAAGAGCAAAAATACAATTACGTGATTGGCTAGAAAGTTTAAATGATGATGATAGTTTCACAAAAACCATGGAAAAGGTTTATACAGACCTTCAGGCAACTGGTAATGGTTTTATTGAAGTAGGTAGAACCGTGGCTGGAGATATTGGATATGTTGGACATATTCCAGCAACTACTGTTCGTGTGCGTCGTTTGCGTGATGGCTTTATTCAAATTATTGGTCAAAAAGTAGTTTATTTTAGAAATTTTGGAGCAAAGAATGCAAACCCTATGGGTACAGATCCAAGACCAAATGAAATAATTCACCTTAAAGAATACTCTCCTTTAAATACATTTTATGGCATTCCAGATATTGTTGCAGCAATGCCATCTTTAATTGGAGACCAGTTAGCATCTCAATATAACATTGATTATTTTGAAAATAAAGCAGTTCCAAGATATGTAGTAACTTTAAAGGGTGCAAAACTATCTGGGGACGCAGAAGATAAAATGTTTAGATTTTTGCAAACTGGCCTTAAGGCTCAATCACATAGAACTCTTTACATCCCGCTCCCTGGAGATACTGATGGCAATAAGGTTGAATTTAAAATGGAGCCAATTGAGAATGGCATTCAGGATGGATCATTTAAAGAATATCGTAAACAAAATCGTGATGATATTTTGATTGCTCATCAAGTGCCTATTTCAAAATTAGGAGGTGCAGATTCTGCAGGCATTGCATCAGCACTTTCTCAGGATCGTACATTTAAAGAACAGGTTTCTCGTCCAGCACAAAGACATTTAGAAAAAGTAGTAAACAAGATTATTAGAGAAAAAACAGATATTCTTGAACTTAAGTTTAATGAATTAACGCTAACTGACGAAATTGCACAATCTCAGATTCTTGAAAGATATGTAAAGACTCAGGTTATGACTCCTAATGAGGCTCGTGAAAAGTTAGACTTGCCACAAAGAGCAGATGGAGATGATCCATTTATTATGTCTCCAAGACAGGCAACTGATGCTAGAGCAAATTTAGCGGGAACTCGTGAAAGAGATTCACAAAGAACAAATAATAATTCTGACTCACCAACGACTATTGCTGGAAGAAATCCACAGGGTGAAGGTAGATCGTCTCAATAGTTGAGAAAACTATATAAAGCGGTGCTATAATTATAACGTTATGTTAACAAACAAGGCTCATTGGGAAACTAAAGGTGACAATGTTCGCCTTTCAATGCCCATTGGAAAGATAGACGTTGAACGCCGTATGGTGTCTGGCTTTGCTACGCTTGATAATGTTGATCGTCAAGGTGATATTGTAACCACAGAGTCTAGTATAGAGGCTTTTAAAAATTTTCGTGGTAATCTTCGTGAAATGCACCAACCAAGTGCTGTAGGAAAAATTGTTTCTTTTAAAGAAGATAAGTATTTTGATCCAAATGACAAAAAATTTTATAGTGGAGTTTATGTATCTGCTTATGTTTCTAAAGGCGCACAGGATGCTTGGGAAAAGATTTTAGATGGCACTTACACTGGTTTTTCAATTGGTGGAAATATTAAGACTTGGGATGATGCCTATGATGCAAAAATTGATAAAACAATTCGTGTAATTAAAAATTATGAACTGCATGAATTATCTTTAGTAGATAATCCAGCAAATCAATTTGCTAATATTCTATCTATTGAAAAGGTAAATGGTCAAAATGTTGTTGAGGGTTATTTATCAAAAACAGAAATTGAAAACGTATTTTGGGATTCAGAAAATAGCATTGTTTTAGTATCAGAATCTGATTCAGTTACAAGCCCAATAACTGGAAATAAGATGCAAAATATTGGTTTTATAGAAAAAAATGATAAAGATAATGCAGAAATGATAAAATTCTTAGTTGATAGTGCTAAAGGCATTAATACAATTAAGATTACTAAGGAGGTAAATCCAATGACAGAATCAACAGAAGCAGTTGTAGAAACTGCAGTTGAAAATGCAGAGGTTGCTCCAGAGGCACAGCCAGCAGAGGTAGTAGCAGAAGCAACAGAAATTGTTGCAGAAGCAGAAAAAATTGTTGCAGAAGCAACAGAAAACCCTGCAGTCGCTGAAGAGGCACCAGCAGTTGAAGAACTTGCTATTGCTAAATCAGATGATGCTAGTGCAGATTCTTCTGTTGCAAAAGCAGCAGTTGAAGTAGAGAATGCAGTGGAAAAATCTATTGCAGATGTTAAAGAAGAAGTTGCCAAGGCAGTTTCAGAAATTAATACTTCTCTTACTAATGCCTTTG